TAAACGCACACTACATAGAATATTCTGGACCATTATTTGACTCTCGTCAATTAAAGAAGGCGTCCTAGAATAATACAGGGTAAATACCCTCTCCTACTGTCATCGTAACGCGACGCATCAAAACTTATTCTATGTTTATCATTCTGATGGAAGATCGAATACGATCGCTAATATGCAGTCTCAATCGAGACAGTCATCACAGCTTAGACTTGCGGCACTAAATTCAAAGTCGTAAATACTCTGAGATTCAGGAACCCACGGAGTTATACCGCTTCCCTTTTGATTCGTAAGAATATAATCGTACGAAGGGAACTTGTACTCTGGAAAGACAGACCTAAGAGACTCAACTCTCTTAAGGTATTCCTCTTCAGAATATTGAGCCAGCTCTGGTATAGCTGACTTCAAAGATTCAAACTGCTGCTCAACAGCAGTAAGACTCTTACTAGCAACGCAAATAGTAATAGTCTTTAATATGGAAGCCTTCTCAATAGGACACTTGAAAATCTCATAAACGGGATCATACACCCACTTCCTCTTGCCAATAGAGGCAGAGGTAATGGGCATAGAACCGTAAATGTCGTCAGACTTATCAGCGTTAGTGTACTTAAGACCTATGCTACCAAAATATTCCTTGATCGTTCTAAAATTGAAAAATTTCAGAGAATCGGTACTAACCGAATACGTATTGTCATCTCCTAATGAGAAAAACTCAACGTTATCTGAGAAATGTTTCTTCAGTTGGACCGAAGGAACTCCTGTATCGGAGGCCAACTTATAGTAGGCCATCCTAATGTACAGTGAATTAATAATATCATTAAACAAGAAAGTCATCAAAATCCCCGAACTCAAAGAGCCGGGAAGTTCGAGAAGATCTTTATCCATCATAATAAGCGGATTAGCAATATCGCTTGCAACCGAGATAAGAGAATTGTAGTAGCTATCAGGCATTACAACTCCCTTCTTAGCCAAGACAGCCTTCTTCACCTTAATAATAACCGTGGCAGCCGCCATGATCATAAGTGTCGAAGACTTCTTATCAAATTTACTAAAATCACCGTTAATGATTCTATCAAAACGGCTGAGACGTTTGTAGACGCGTCCCCAATCAGTAGAAAAGGGATTAACGCCACCAACAGTCTCAGTTTCGAGAAAGTTTTTAGAATATATCGACATCCAGACCCCATAGTATTTCTTACATAAA